CGCAGCCGTGCGACGTCATCGCACTGGTAACCATACGCTTTTCAGCGGAGTTCGGAACCCTTAGGTTTTTGAACTCTTATTGTTTTTGGTGTGTTTCAGCGTACTGAAACCGCGAGAACTTCTTCATAGAGCAAGTTTCTTGGATCGCAATCCCAGTACAAGGGTGAGTCAGGGTAAATACCCTGATATCACAACACAATTTTATTTTTAATTGTTTTTGCATACACCTGACGAATCAGTGGCGTATATTTTTATTTTATATCGTCATGTTTTTATTTTTGAAAAGTTTCTAGATATCCTTCCTACCTCCAACTAGAAATTGAAATAAGGGTTCCTCCTCCTTCCGATTCCTGCCCAGCCTAAGCTGAGCAGGAATCAACCCAGTGATTTTCTTTTTTCTTTTTCTTCTTTTCTTTTTTCCTTCTTTTCTTTATCCAGTATTCTCACGAATCGTTTTGCAACGTCCTCCTCCTCCGAGGATGAATCTGAATCAGAGGGTGGATCCTCTGTAAGAACGGGTGAGGTAAACCTCACTTCTTTTTCTAAATATTGATTGACTTCTCCCCGACTAGAAGAGCAATCAGAATAATTAGATGAGTTTGCTTCACGAGTCAAACTCAAATGCATAAGTCTTTTTGCGTTAATATCAACAGCACGCATCGTTGGGCATACAGGGCACTCTGCTTCCCTACAACCATTGCTCTGCTGCCACAGATCTATGAAAGGTGATAAATCAGTACACTTATCCTTCTGGAACTGATAATAATAAGGACAACCCTTCAAAGTTGGTTGAGGAACAAATGGCACTTTTTGATAAAGCATCAAAGAGTAATAGCTGCTCGTAAAATCGGTAGTATTTGAGCCAGCATTAAGAGTGCCTCCTGACACTATAGTCCATGGCAAACTAGGATCTGTAACTGTAACGTCAATGACGAAACTGCTTGATGTGTCTGCCGTATATGTCTTACGCGTATTATAATAGGCTAAGTGCAATTTGAACCTGCAGCAAAAGATATCGTGCTTTGATTCCCAGAAGCGGGGACACCCCCAATCTGCTGAAGAAAGGTTCGAATTTGGAGCGTTGAACCGAGACCTCGACCCGTCAAATTTGCTGCACCTATTCCTGTGACGTTAATTGCTAACTGATTTCTATCTAAAATACCAGAGTTCGGTAAAACTACAGTACCACTACTAGGCATTATACCTCCACTCAGATAAAAAGCTCCTAGAGCAAACCAGTCTTTAGAGGCCGTGTCTGCCGAATCAACCCCAAAGATCACATTCGGAGACAGAAATTCAACATACTGAACCCCATTATATTGATCTGCATCAAGAGTTGTCGTATTATCCAAAGCAGCCATAAACATTTCACATTCATATTCAATAAATATGCGGCCTGTTGTTAAAGGATAAGTAGGGGCTACGCCGGCCGATGCATAAATAGGATCCATCACGAAAGCAAAATACTTTCCTTGAATGGACAAGTTAAGCGCTTGCGTGTCAGATGGATCAAACTTCATATAATAACTTGCTTGTGGAACAGCTGAAGCTGAGAGCATAACCTGCGAATTTTTATTCACTTTTGCAGGTTCCTCATCTGAGTGAGCAGACGCTAATTGTAAGGCTTGATCTGTCCCATCATAAGCAGCATAGGACTCTTTAGCATCAGTGTCAATATAATGGAGAAATTGACCTCCAAAAAACTGATTGCTAGAATTTTCATAACAAACCTTAAACTTCTTAAATCTGAAACGTTGGTAAAGATGTCCATACTGTTTCAGTCGGGTGTCATTAAAAAGTGTTGGATTCAACAAGAACGAATTAATTATTGTTCCGGCGACGTTCTTGCCTGCATTCAGGATAGACATTTTGCCATACATCTCTCGTCCAGAGATTGTAACACGTTCCATACCACCTTTGTGACCAAAAGACCCAGAAACCCAAGTCTGGTGTTTTTTGCTAATGATCGTTCTAAAAGCCGGCTTCGACCGCCGAACTTTGGGAGCTTTGCGCACCTTAGGGCGAGTAATAAAACCACCACCAAGGACTGGTGCTATATTTAATTCCTTTCGAACAGCTTGTGCTGCAACACGGCGGATCTTCCGTCTCTGCTGTTTTGGCATTCCTTTCCCCTTTTTATTTGTAGAGTAAGATTTAAGGCCCAGGCTGCGAGCTACCTGATCTTCGAGTTTCGCTTCTGCTACTAAGGTTTTACCTCGTGCTCTGAGCAACTCTTTAAGTGTCCTAGGGTCTCCGTCCCCAACTGCATTCATATAAGTATCAGCAGTACGTATGTAGTGACGCCCATAAAAATCCTCCAGGTCGTCTACCTCAGCTAATGAATTAACCATTGCTGAGTCACACGTAGACTGGTTAATCATGCTATCGTAGCATCGATCGTGATCCATACACACAGCATCAGCCTTATCAACTGGTGCTTGGTCGTACCTACTGTGTTTAGGATGACCTGGGCCACAGTAGTGCCCATAAGTTGGCACTAGCCCTGCGCCGGGGCCAGTAGTAATGGAATCAGTGCCCTCTCTATTTCTACTGTATCGACGCAAAAAGGGAAGTATAAATTAACTAAATCCCTCAATGTAGGCATACCGGAAACTGTTTTCCGGATCGCTTCGTTTGGATGATCGCGATAGCGTGCCTTTTGCCTTTGGAGCCAAGTATAAGCATGACGAACATAGGCTTGTTCGACAGGATCCTTTGAAAAGAGATAAGGAAACGCTCTCTCCCAAGATGCATAATACCTTCCTAGAAACCTTACGGCCTCAGGAACGTCCCTATCTTTAGATAGCTTATAGTATTCATTAATACTCAAAACTACCGGAAAGGGGAGAGCTGGTAACATATAAGTTCGGATACCAGTTCTAGTCGGAACTGTTGCTGCTACACATTTGTGCCCTACGAAAGTAAAATCACTCGTAAGTGTCGTATGGGTTGGAGGGTCTCGCGGCATCTCCGTCGTCCACCCAAATTCCCCAAACGCCTCTTGCACCAAATCTATATAAGGTCTATTCAGCATAGCTTCGTACATGGGATTAAGAGTCGAAGTCGAATCATCTCCCAAGAGCTTTAAGGTTAAATTGTTCTTAAATTCGTTATACGTCAAAAGTTCAGGCATACTCTCAGGTATGGACTTACAGTATAAATACATATAGACTAAAAGTTGAGCTAACGTATTGATAATCACTGTTGCTATATCTCCTGAGGGCATCCCTCGGGCACAGTAGAACAAAATACCAAAAATAGTAATCACAGTTGGGGAAAAGGCCACGCGTTCGTAATGTCGCATAATATTGCGTGCATGCTGCTTACCAGCTAGCATTGCTATTGCCAACAAAACTCGAAAATGGAATTCTCTGATAAAATCTTTATCGAACCACTTAATATCGAAATCGTAAATCTTTTCCCTGGTGAAGTTATCGGTTAAATCTTTCATAAGATCGTGCCACCCTCCTCGGGCTAGCACTAATGAAACAATTCCTATGAAACCGCCTTTTGCACAACGTTCCATAAATTTTCCAATAAAGTCACCAATGTATCTTCTTCCGTTTATTGATGTTATTTTAGATGCACCATTAAATACCCTGGCTTTACCTACAGGTTGTGCTTCGGAAGTAGCTACTTTTTCAACTGGAAGACGTGCATCTTTAAGCGACGTCTTAGTTGGCCACACCCACATTGCTGCGGATGCATCTCTCACTCGACGATCATCCTCGTCAATGAGATATAAGAACCAATCCAAGTGATTTTCGACTAAACCGAAAAGATCACCGGAAAGTTTAGAGAGCCCAAGTCCATTTGAGGTACCAAAAGGAATCATAGCCAAACGGCCATCATCCGATCCAAACACTGCCTCATGTCTTGAGAGCTCTCTTATGGGTCCAATTTCTGAAACCAAGCAATCAGTCAACATCCCTGTTGCTTGTTCGAACGCGTCTGTATTGCGTGCATATCCTGCGATGGTACGATACCGTGATAACTGCTTTCTTAATGCAGCTTCATTAAATGCGGTTGGTACTTGCCCTCCAGTAAGGGTCCAGTGAATTTCTTTTTTCATCACATTCTCTGACAGGTAATCATCCTCTTGAACAAAAGAATTCCATTCGGAATCCTCTCTAATCGCAGAAGTTGGAAAACCAGCACTTGTCTGAGCTATAGACAAGCCTTCCAACTCTTCTAATTGCACCTTTGGCGGAGCAAACTTCACCCCCATAAAGCGAAGTTCAGCCAAAGGCAATTCCAACGCGCCCCCCAACTTAGTTTAAATAACCGGCCAAGGGTGACTCTTGAGAGAGTCGCTATATTACTGACATATCATGCAAAGACCAAGTCATGCCTCTACAAGCTTTATTACTAGTATCCTTTGCGCCATCAGTATGCATCCATTTAACTACCACCTCCTGGGTATCTCGAATACCTACCGAGCCACAAAAACCTCTACGATGATCTGTTTGATACACAGCAATACCTTCATCTGTAACTGTAACATCCACATTATCCATAGCACAAGAGCTTGACTGCGGATCGCGCATTATTGCCTTTCCAGCAAAAACCCCGGGTTTAATAGTGGGTTCTACGGCCATCTGAGACCAGGACATCATGTTTTTAGGACAAGGAAAACAACACTTATCTCCATCGAGCCTAGTGAAAAATCCTTTCCATCCACCTTTCAGTGACTCTGGTCTTTGAACCATATAAGTACCGGATTTGCCCTCAAAGTAAATCCCTGCTGGATCCTCTTGAATAATCTTCTGGCCAAAGTGCCAAGGAAGCTGAATAGTATTCTTACATCTAAACGCACTGCCTACTGCTATGTTATCAATTCGCACAAAACGCATATGACGTTCTACTTGATCTATGCCCACAAATGCTTCTTTAGTATATGTATCATCATCTACTTCTTGAGGTATAGTAGCATTTAATAAGGTCGGCTGCTGACATCTAATGTCATG